TCGTGTTTGGTGCGCTCGCGATGGTCGATAAGACCCTCACCGCGCAACCCGGCGAAACCGTAAACTTTCCTTACTTCAAGGCCATCGGCCCGGTCGAAACGCCGCAAGAAGATGAAGGATTGAGCGTTGATCGTCTGCGTGACGATGCCTTCCAAGTCAGCGTTACCGAAAAAGGTAAGGCTGTTGGATTCAAAGACGCCGCTTACCGCAAAAGCTCGCAACCTGGCGCTCTCGAAGCCGAAGCACAAAGCCAGATCGCGCGCGTGTACGCTGAGAAAGTCGATCAAGACTTGATCAACGTAATGGATAGCTCGAACGTTCCGGGATACGTGGCGACCACCGCCGGCGACACCATGAACGTGCGAAAGCTTCTCCAATCGAAGGTCACGGCCTTCGGTGATAAAGCGGAAAAAGCCAAGGTCTGCATCATGCACAGCCAAGACTTCGTTTCGCTCATGACCGACACCCAAGCCGGCTTCTTGCAAGCCAACGCGATCAGCCCTTATTCCCTCTTAAACGGGTACATGGGCACGATCTTGAACATGGCATTGATCGTGGTCGACACGGTTCCGCAAGTTCCGGGTGGCATTGCGGGCAAAGAGGCTTGGTACCATTACTTCCTAAAGGAAATGCCTTTTGGGATTTACATGGCCGAGGATCTGAAGCTCGAGCGCGGTCGTGACATTCTGGCGCGTGAAAACGTGATCTCGTCCACGATGTGGTACGGCACGCTTTCTCTTAACCAGCAAGTCAGCTCGCTCGATAAACGTGTCGGTCGTGGCTGCTTCGCAAGCACCTTGCCCTATGGCACGATTTAAGGAGTAAGAAAATGAACGCAGAAAACCTTCGACAGATTGCTCAAATTGCAGTCCGCGCCGCAATCGGTGCCGGGAACTCGATTCCCGCGCTTTTTTGCCACACGGATTTTTTGATCAAAAAAGTCTCGCTGATTTCGCCGAACGCGATTCCTGCCAATGACACTGGGTTGGTTCTCAACCTGATGAACGGCGCTCAATTGCTCGCAAGCCTCACCGTCTCAAACGGCGGTCAGGGTGCAGTCGGAGCGAATCAAGGCAAGTTTTTCGCTGTCAACGTAACCGACGAACTCGGTGCGCCCGCTTTGGCCGGCTCGACTCTGACCTTGCAACAAGGCCAGGGCTCGACCGATCTCACCGGCGCGATCGTGCAAATCGAGTACGTGCGCAACAAAAATAACTAAATTCATCGGGCAACCCAGTCTTGATGATGTGAAGAGGGGAGCGTAATTTGAAAGACGCTCCCCTTTTCTTTTTCTGAAAGGTAAATAAAATGACTGGAATGATCCTTGAGCACAAAAGACGGCTGCGAAAAGACAAGCTCGAGAAAGCTCGTAAAAAATTGTCAGACGTCGCAGACGAAGCCGCCGCGGCGCTTGCACGTCACGATCAAGAGCCGGATCCAAGTGCGGGATCCTCGGTGGATACAGCCGAGTTGGATTCCAACGCAGAGCCTGTTGGACTAAAGCGCGATCTCGCGCACGAAATGACCGAGCCGTTTGTTGATTCGGAAAAAATTGACGATCAGATTGCGGCGGTCGACGACAAGCAACCGGCAAAGAAAAAGAAGGGCAAATAATGTCGCTTGAGCGTTCCGACCAATATCGAGTTTTGCGCTATCTTGGTTGGTCCATTCGGATCATCGATCCCAATTCGGCGTCTTATTCCGGTATTCTCACGCGAATGCTCAACGCATTTCCCGACGACGCGCAAGACATCTTGCTCGGGATGCTTGATCGCCTCGAAGACCTTGACCAAAAGATTCAAGCCTTGGCCAATCGCTCAAACATTAAGGCCATCGACGACATCCAGTTTTTTCAAGATTCAACTGGACCGCTTCGAACTGAGCGCAAAAATTTGATTCAAGAAGTGGCGTCTTTGATGGATATGCCGATAGCCGCGGGCTCGACCAGTATGGGCACGGTGACGTTGTGCTAAAAGACCCCGGAATCATCGGCGAGCTCCTCGGCGACGTAAACGACATTTTAGGGATCCGCGACGAGCTCGGCGTAGGTTTAAAGCAAGTTGCGATCGTCACGCGCACGTGGTCAGGCGTCGAAATCGGTGACGGTACGTACACCGAAACGCGCGTGCCTATGTTGCCCACTCCTCACGTGGTTATCTTCTCGCAAGATCTGCGCATTGGGGAAGGCGGCGCGGTCAAACGCCAGGACGCGCAACTCAAGATGATCTCGAAAGCCAATTACGACGAAGACGAATTGGATTTTTCAGACGTCTCAGGCCCCGTTGAAAAATTTTATGAGCTTTCCGGACTTCTTTATCGACCGATTCAAGTAATCGAGCGTCACGTCACTTGGTCGGTGACCTTGCGGCGCTCAAATGATCAGACGAGGAACAATGGCTGACGTAAAATTCATTCGCAAAAATGGGCATATCATTCCGATTCGGAGTGGCGCGGGTCACGGCCACAGCGGCGGACATCAGCCGATGTCGAAAAAGGCGCACACGGTTGCGACCTGGAAAATGACGTCTAAGAACACGACGGCCGGCTCTCGTTTTAAAGATGGCTTGAAAGCGGGCGCGGTTGTTGGCGGCGCGGCTGGTGCGTTTGTTGGCTCCCAAATGGGTTTGAAAGGGGCAATTGCGGGCGCGGCCGGCGGATCCGCAGCGCTGGGGCTATTTACGGCCGGAGCTCAAGCCGCATTCGGTCCGCGCAAGAACTACGATGTTCAGTTGCAATCAATTCGCAGGTACAAGGGTCGCAAATGAGTGTCGCGGGCGTCGTCTTCAAACGCGTGCGCGGTCGGATCATTCCCATTCGCCAAGCTGCCGCCGGTGCGCTAAAGGCAGTCGCGCAAAAAACGAATTTAAACATGAGCCACAAAGTGGCGCAAAGCGCGCGCATCGCCGCGCAAGCCGAGTACAACGTGGCAAAAAGCGCGGTCAAAACGCGCTCGGTGCTTTACGGCTGGGATAAAACTGTCGGGCGATCGGCAGCCGGCGTGAATCACTTGATGAGTGCTTACGGCAAAGGCGCGACCAACATGTCTCGCTTGCAAAAGGTGAATGCGATTCGCGCGAAGATTCCAAAGATTCAGACGCGAAACCGAATTGCGGCCGGCATTGCCGGAGCGACGCTGGTGACCGCGGGCGGTGCTTACGGCGCGACCGCGTTTTCAAATCGAAAGAAAAAGTAGATGCCGATTCGCAAGGTCGACTTAAATCAATTTGCAAAAGAGATGAACGCGATTGGCCCGCGCCAAACCGAGCGTTTCCGCAAAGCGATGTATTCGGGCCTTGAAAAATCAATCGGCATGATGGCTCAGCGTTCACCGATCGACACCGGTCGCTACGCGCAGAGCTGGCAAATGGAGCGCAAAGAGTGGGGCGCGCTCTTTGGTAACTATGCGCCCTACGCCGCGATCATCGAGAATGGCGCGCGGCCGTTTACGCCGCCAATTGGACCGCTTCTCGCGTGGGCGAAGCGCGTTTTACAAGATCCATCGCAGCCGCCCGACTTCTCGCCCGAGGTCTGGCGCCTGGCAAAAGGTGTTCAGAAGAAGATTGCCGCGCGCGGGATGGAGCCAAAGCACATTTTGGAGAAGGCGATTCCGGATATCATCGCAAATATCAAGAGCGAGTACGACAATGCCAATTCAAACTAGCAACTCCGCTCTCGGCGTCTTTAACCGCACGCTGACGGCCTTTTTGCGGCAAAACATGCCAAGCATCAAGGCGGCGCTTGAAGGCTGGCCATCGCCCAACCAGCAGCTCGTTTACCCTTCGGTGACCGTGGTGACGAGGATCCCGAAGTACACGCCGCTTTCGCCTTACGTGATTTCAAAAGATCCCGTGAGCCTGACCGACAACACGATGAAATATCGCACGATGGTCGGCATGTACGATTTGTCAATTCAGCTCGACATCTGGACATCGTACAAGATTCAGCGCGACCAAATGGTTGAAGAGCTTATCCACGCCTTTAACGTTGACCCCGCGGTGCCGGGGATCCGCATTCAGCTGGCCGATTATTTCAACGAGTGGGCGCAGCTTTCGATTTCGTCCGTGCAATATGTCGATGATGAACAAGCGGTGCAGCGAAATGAGTGGCGCGCAATGGTGCAGGTTTTGAGCAACCTGCGCGTGATCAAGGAGCAAATTGGCTACCCGATGCAAACAATCGAAAGCCAACTTGAAACCCCTGCTTCGATCGTGCCCGATGCCGTCACACTGCCGCCGCTACTGATCTAGGCTTGATGTTTTTTAAAATCCCTTGGAGGTTTTTCTGTGAGCGTTTTTCGCACTACCGACCCGACTCAATTCGACGACGTTGACGGCATCGTAATCAACGAATCCGCGCCGCCGCCCTCTGTGGCCGGTGTTGCGGCAAACATCGCTTGCGTGATCGGTAAAGCCGCGCAAGGCCCAACCAACGTCATCACCGAGGTTGGCTCGATCGCCGAATTTCAGAGCATTTTTGGCTCTGATCCGACGCAAGGCTTGAATCAAATGTTAGCGGGGAAACGTTTCGGCCGTCTCCGCGTGATTCGCGTCGCTGAGAGCGAGGCCGTTCAATCGGACCAAAACGAAGTTTACTCCATCGTGATCAACGACAACGTGTCGACCGATCCCGCGCTCAACGCGCAGACGTTCTCGGTCACGATCGACGGTAAGACCTACACGCACGCGCCGGGTAGCGGTTACAGCATCCAAGGGATCATCAATGACCTTTCGCAAGGTCTCGCGAATTTACCTTCGCCCGGTCTCACGATCGCAAACCCGACGAACAAGCTGACGATCACGGTCGCCGATGGAAACCCGCACGTCATCACCTGCTCGAGCAACATGACTTTGACCTCGGTCAACCCGAACGCGGCCACGCCCGCCGGCTACACCGATCAAAATTATCAAGACGCGATCAACGTCGCGGAGGCCGAGAATTGCTGCAACGTTTTGTTCCTCGACGAATACAACGACGCGCGCAATTTGATGCTCAAAGAAAACGCCGCCAACACGCAAGACAAGATGGTCGTCCTCGCCCCCCAACAAGGGACTTCGACTGCCGACATGGTGGCCAAGGTGGCTCAGCTGCGCGACACGGACGGCCGCTCCATCTTAGCTAATCCCTGGGTGCAGCTAACCATCGGTGGGGT